GAAATGTACAGGACCAACTAAAAAAACATCATCCACATCTAAAGGTAAAAAATGGATGAAGTGCGTGAAAAACCCAAAAGGAAAAGGATATAAAAGAGTGCATTGGGGTCAAAAAGGAGTTAGGGTTACTGGCAAATCCGGAAATACAAAAAGAAAAAAATCATTTAGAGCCAGACACAAGTGTTCATCAGCAAAGCCGGGTACCGCTAAATATCAAGCATGTAAGGATTGGTAATATGAAAAAATTTTACAATGTAATAGATTCTTTTATAAAAGAACAAAATTTAAACGTACCTCAAAACGTATTAGCCAATACTACAGTGCCACCAAACGTAGGCACGAAGGCCGCTGGCGAGGTTCTTAACACAGTAAAAGATATTTTAACCGGTCAAAAAGAAACACCAAACACACCCGAAGATATAATTAAATCTTTAATGGCAGCATTGAAAATAACAAAACCAGAAGAGTTAGATCCAGTTTTAAAAACAATAGGATATCAAAAATTAAATAACAACCAAGAAAACAAAACGGAAAACCCCCCTACAAATCAAACGCAATCAAATTCAGTTAAAGCACCAGACAATTCTTACGCATCAAACGCACCAAAAGCTTAATTTTTTTAATGAAACTGAAAAAAATCAAAAAAAAAGAGGTTAATTCTTTGGAATTAAATAACAATCAAAAAGAAACTTTAGATAAATCACCTTATGTTTTTCAACGGGAAAAAGTAAATTTTGATTTTAATATAAAAGAATTGCCATGGACGGAAAAACAAAAAAAATTAATAGAAATAATAAAAGATAAAAATGTAAGATGTGTTTTAATAGAAGGTCCGGCAGGAACATCAAAAACATTAACAGCTGTTTATGGGGCTTTAAATCTATTAAAAAATAAAAAAATATCAGATATAGTTTTTATTAGAAGTGCAGTTGAAAGTGCAGATTCTAAAATAGGATATCTACCGGGTACAATCGATGAAAAATTCGAAGCTTACATGGCACCTTTTATGGAAAAACTCGAAGAATTATTAGATAATGGTTCGCTGAATCGTTTAAGAAATGATGAAAGATTTAGTGCCACACCAGTTAATTATATCAGAGGTTTACATTGGGCCGCTAAAGCGATTATCGTAGATGAATGCCAAAACATAACATTCAGAGAACTTGTTACTACAATAACAAGAATGGGTGAATTTTCAAAAATTATATTCTGTGGCGACCCGATGCAATCGGATTTAGCTGAAAATAAATCAGGAGGATTTTCAAAAGTATGTGATATTTTTTCTGATGAAGAATCAGAAAAACACGGAATAGTACATTTTAAATTCACAAAAGAAGATATTGTCAGATCAAATTTTGTTAAATTTGTTGTAAATAAATTAGAAAACGAAAAAGATACTTGGAAACCGAAACAAAAATAGATAAATACATAATATGACAAATACTAAACCACAATATCAAAAAGTAGAAAACAAGCCAATATCATGTTCTTTTTGTGGTACTGCTGTTATGGGTAGAATCGTAGAATCTTTTGATCCCAAAACAAAAGAGTCCCAAAAATTATGCAAATGGATATGTGGTAGATGTGGAAATCTATCTAAAGTCGGTGCATTAAGGTAATATGAAATTCTATGATCTGGTAAATGAAATTTACGATAGAAATGTAAATAAAACATATCCAGCATCAAGCGCATCACCTAGAAAAGATTTTGCTCCAATTTCCACTAGAGACGGTTATCATCACCCATATCAAAGCGGAGCTACTACTGATATGGAATCTCCTGCTGTAGAACAACCTATATCATATCCATGGCCTTTACAAACCGCTTCTGAAGATATGGCAACAGCAGCATTTAACATAATTAATGTTATGCAGAAGATAAGTGACTGCGGCAACGTGCCAGTTTTAAATATAAATCAAAAACAAGAATTAAATAAAATTCACAAATATTTGGAAAAAATAGTAATAGCAACTAAAAAAGCAGCATTTAAAATTGATGAAATTTCAGATTTAGCATTAAAAGCATCCCCCGAAATAAAAATGAATTCGTCTCAAAATAATAATCCAAATTATTTTAAAAATACCGAAGTCGTAATAAAGTTACCAAATAAAATTGACAAAAAATAATTTATATCATATTATTCTTATATGAGCGATAAGATAAAAAACGTATTAAAATCTACTGTAGTAGTTTTAATAATTTCTATATTAATAGGGCTTGCTGTATATAATATAGGTGGTAATTTTTTAACTACTTTTTTATTGGCTTTTTCTTGTCAATATATATTATTTTCCTTTGTTGCGAGTGTAATAAATTCTTACTTAACACAGCAAAGATTAAAAAAAGAACTTGATGTTTTAGAACCATTATCCACTATATTGGAATGCGCATATTGTAATCACCCTAATGTAATGACTTTTATTGCTGATGATCTTCAAACATCAGAATTCACTTGTACGGCTTGCAACAAAAAAAATTCCGTGAAAATACAATACGTGGTGGCTCGTCAAACAGAAGTTTTAAACTTACAAGCAAACAATATTATAGATGAAAACAAAGAATAATAAATCTTGGACCGTGATTCATGAAGAATCAGCTATTTTAGCTCGCTGGATGGCTCTATACGAAGCAATAAATATAATAGCTGATGCATCAGAAAAAAAGAATATATCGTTTGAAAAAAATATAAAACCAATAGCAATAAGCAAATATATAAAATCCACAGAAAATATGTATTTAAGAAAAATTTTAGAACAGAATTATAATATTGATTTTTATTACGAAGAGGAATTAAATAAAGTTAATTCTTAATAATCTCCATATACAGAGTCTTTACTGCATAAATTATCTTCATCATAATTAAAATTGTCCAATGATGCTTGTTCGATAATGTCATTATCATTAGCTGGATTATTACCCACGCCAGATCCGGGAGATCCATTTTCGTAAGAGAAGTCGTATCTCTTAGCTTTAAAAAACCAAACATAATGTCCAGCTATTGCATTTAATTGAAATTCATCAATTACTTCGGTAAGCTCATAAACAGTAGCCCCTCTTTTTGGAAAATTAATTCTATCCGATCCAAATTCAGATAATTCCATAAGATCCCCCATTTTGGGTTCGCTACCTTTACCAAAAATATCTTCATACATATCGGGATGTATTACACCGGTCATATCACTATCAGCAAGCACACCGAATTTACTTAAAAGATAAGAATCATTGTTTAAATTTAATTGAACTATTAATTTTTTACCTTCAGAATATCCCGATGCTACATCCTCTCCATATAAAGAATTCATAGCGGACAATTGAACAAGACTAGAAAAATAATTAACTTCTTGTCCATACATACTGATTTGTTCTTTCCACCAGTATGAAAAATTTTTTCTTTCTTGAAAATTAGTTAATTTATCTAAAAACCTTACCGTTTCCATAATTTTTGCCTTTGAAAGTTAATTTATATAACCCATTTGGAGTTAATACTAAGTATACATTTGTTTGTTTTATAGCTTTTTCTGGTTCTTCGTGAGTAGGACAAAGACCGTAATCTTTTTTAATTTGTTCGGCTCTGGCTGGATTTATTGGTTGATCTTTTCCTGTTTTAATACATTGATTAATATCATCATCTTTATGGGTCAAATATTCGGGAACCGAATTTAGTTTTTTGGTTTTACCCATTATTTGATTTATACCGAATAAGGCTTTTTCATGTCGATGCGTTCTTTTATCATTAGATAATGAACCAGTATTCAATGAATTAACATTATTTTCAGATTTACTTAAATTATAATATTCAAGAAATGTCATTATATATATTTACAAAAAAGCCCCGCAAAGAGCGGGGCTTATTTTATATATTTTTTAAAGGTTATTATTTATTGTTAAAAAAGTCTCCCTCTTTAACTCCGCCTTCAACTTTTTGATTCTTTTTAGTTAACTTTGAAACACCTGTTTGTGTATTATGAGGTTTTAATTTTCCATCAGAATGTTTTCCTGTAGATGGTGTTTCAGCGTTTTTCTTGCTAGGCTTAAGATTTCCTTTAACGACGATGTTGTTTGGGTTGTTTAATCCAGCACTTAATTTTTCAACATCAACCAAGGCATCACCGAGTTCTTCGGCATCGTCTAATGCGAAAGATTCTTTTGATACATTGTTATCATCAGAAGAACCATCGGTTTCGCCGAATGCTGAATTTCCGGTTTCATCGTCTGATGATTCATCTTCTTCTGATTCATCTTCGGAAGATTCTTCTTCTGATTCATCTTCGGAAGAATCTTCACCTAAAGCGGCCTGTAAAAGTTCGATTAATTCGCTTGCGAGTTCTTTATTTAAAGTTAAAGTAACTTCTTCTGAAGAATCATCTTCGGAATCCGCGAATTCAGAAACATCCGAATCATCAGAATCACCAATTGAATCATCGCCAAAAGAATTTTCTAAATCAGATGAATCCAATTCGTTATCCTTTTCGGTTGAAAAATTGAAACTTCCTTCTTCGGAAATAATTTTATTATATAACGCATCAAAAGGATTTGATGACTCCTTTGAAATCTTTTTAATTGTAGAATCTACATCACATGTAAGTTCATCGGGAGCTTCTTCGGGAGTTTCCAATCCTTCAACGTTATCGGTTCCTGTTCCCTTTTGGAAATTGGATGTGTTTTTTTCGTTTGAAGAATCTCCAAATGGAGCGCCGACCTTAAGATCTGTTTTAACCTTTGAATCAGGAAGGCTTGCTTCGTTTATTACATCTAAATAGAGTTTTGATATAGGGTCCATAGTCATAATGTTTGTAAGAATATTTACACCTGATAGATTACAAATCTACATTTTTTTACAAAAAATCATTAAGAATCATTAACGATTCTTTTTTCAAATCTAATGTTTTTATACACTCAAACGTATCTTCTCCATTAACCCATATAATATATGAATTTGGTATTTTTATAGACGTTATCTTTTCTATTATAGTCGAATACAACGATAGCTGCAAACTATATTTTACAAATTCGCATTTATCTAAATGTGATAAGATACCAAGCATTTTTTCTCCGTATTCATTTTTATTTTTTATTTCTTTGTTTGTTTTGTAATCAAAAATGACAAACTCATTTGTCTTTTTATTATACGAAAGATTATCTATAGTGCCGCATATACCAGTCTGTTCATCACCGATTACAAACTCAGACTTAAACAATATATGATCTTTTTTCCACCAATTATAAAACATTATAAAATTTTTTATAAGTTTTTTAAGTTCTTCTTTATATGTATTTATGGAATTTTCATTTAAAAAATTTTTATGTTTATTAAAAAATAAACTTAAACTATCATCATCAATTGATATTTGTTTTCTCGCTAAAAAATTTTCAACAAACAAATGAAATTCGGATCCTTTATGACAAGAATATTCTCTTTTAAAATCCCATTCTTCTAATATTTCCGATTGCGATACCCCTCGTTTTTTTGCTATTTTTTCTGAAATATTCTGTGAATCAAAAACTGATTCGTATTTTTTGATAACACCCGAAACCGAACTTTTAGAAGGGTTTCCTTTTATTTTATATGTATGATTTTTTTGTATAAAAAAAACATCAGAAAACGCTTCCTCTAACTTTAAAAAAATACTATCCATATCAAAAACCCATTTTTTTGTCTGGTTTATCATCTACTTCGTATGAATTGATATCATTTAAATTATAGATATCAGCTAGAGACATGGAATCCGTTATTTGTTTTTCAATTAAAGAATCGGGATAGTTTAACTTTTTAGCTAAATCTATGGCATCATTTTTAGAAAGAAGATCAAATTTATAGTTAATTTTCATTCTACCTTTTCTTCTTAAAGCTGGATCTATGTCCGTAGCATTACAATTATAAGTTATTATAATAGATATATTTAAAATATCACCCATTATACCATCCGATAAATTTAAAATAGTAGACACACCAGATGTATCTAAAGAATCACCATGTCGTTTTAAAATTAATTTTTCCGCATCTTCCAAAACCAAAACGGAATTTGATTTTTGTATAAGCATTTGCAAACAAGTAGGATCCGTAGTAAACGTTTCAAGCATTGTGTTCGGGATGTAAATAAAATCTCTATTTACTTTTGTGGATAAATATTTAATAAAAGTAGATTTTCCTGTTCCACTTGGACCATGAAACATGAATAAACCACATTCAGATTTTTTTAATTTTTTTATTATATTGTTGGATATAGTTGAAAAATTTTTACCATAATTTAAATCCAAGTTTAAATTTTTAGGAAGTTTTACGGTTAAAGGTTCAAAATTATACTCGCCATATGAATTTTTTACAAAAATATTAATTTGAGGATCTTTTGATTTATGAATAAATGGTGTAAAATCTTTTATAGGAAAGACACTATCTACCGGACCTTTAAAATGTATATTATATAACTTTTTTTTATCTAAATTTTTTTGATTCAATGATTTAGAAACACTATCACTATAAAAATGATCATCGCCATCATCATGATGTTTTCTAGAAATATTCACAAAAACATTTTTGTAAAAAAATAAAAATGAACCGCCTCTAGTATCATTTATAAAATCCGTTACTGATTCTATTTTACCGTTACATGTATAAGATACTAATAATGAATTATTTTTTAAAAAAATTAAAGCCCCTTCATCGAAAATATCATCACACGAAAAACATACAGGCGCACACCCAAAAGTATTACTAATATAAAGATTTACCGGAAAACTGTTGCTGGCTGACTTATCATAATAATTTTCTTGTTTTTTGTAGTTGAAAAATTTTTCAGACATATATACAATATATTAAAGACAACAAATATTGTCAATACAATTAAAAAATATTTATATATAACAACCCATAAACAATTTATGAAACAATTTATTATATAATAAATTTTATATTATGTTTAAAGTAAACGTGTTATGATTTTTATTTTGTTTTTTGTATTTTAACTAAATATTTTAAATGAAAAAGCCAAACAACAGACAATTGAAGATTCTTCAAGAAAAATGTTTGAATCTGGTAAAACAAAAATCATTTGATTTTTTTAATTTTAGAAAAATGAAAGGTTGTGTTGGACTTTGCAATTGGTCTGATTTAGAATTGGATTATAGGAAAGATGTATTACCCACAGCATATCACGAATGTTTGCACTATTTGTACCCCGATTATTCGGAAACATATGTTCGTTACTTGGAAAGTAGAATAATAAACAAATGTGATGTTTTGGATCATTCATATTTTTTAAAAATTTTATCCAATAAAATATATAAATCAGAATTACAAAAACACATTTTAAAAAAAAGAAAAAATAAAAAAGTAAAAAAATAATTTAAAAATATGATATTCGAAGAACAAATCTCGCGTAAACCAAACTTATACCCATGGACAGATAAATTTATAGAATCTATGCATAATGGATTTTGGACGGATAAAGAATTTTCTTTTAAGTCTGATATACAACAATTCAAAGTAAAACTAACAGAACAAGAAAAAGAAATTATTGTAAGAACATTGTCTGCAATCGGGCAAATAGAAGTTGCTGTAAAAACCTTTTGGGCTAAATTAGGAGAGAACTTACCCCATCCTTCTTTAGCTGATTTAGGTTTTGTTATGGCAAATGTTGAAGTTATTCATAACAACGCATATGAAAGATTGATTTCGACATTGGGTTTAGAAAAAGTATTTGAAGAAAATTTAAAACTTGATTGGATTCAAGGTAGAGTAAAATATTTAAAAAAATATACTCACAGGTTTTACAAAGATAGTAAAAAACAATATCTTTATGCTTTGATTCTTTTCACTTTATTTGTTGAAAATGTTTCTTTATTTTCACAGTTTTATGTCATAAACTGGTTCGCCAGATTTAAAAATGTCTTGAAAGATACAGACCAACAAGTAAAATATACAAGAAATGAAGAAAATATACATGCTTTGGTCGGCATTCAAATCATTAATACAATTCGTAAAGAATATCCTGATCTTTTTGATGATGAACTGGTGGCGAAAATTTTAGAAGAAGCAAAAGAAGCTTTTGATTCGGAATCCAAAATTATCGATTGGATGGTAAATGGAATACAAGAAGAAGGTTTAAGTGCTGCTGTTTTAAAAGAATTTGTAAAAAATAGAATTAATGATTCTTTAAAACAAATAAAATTTCCAAAAGCATTTGATGTTGATAAAAAGCTTTTATCTTCCACAACTTGGTTTGAAGAGGAATTATTGGGAAATAATATGACCGATTTTTTTCATTCCAGACCCGTAGAATATTCCAAAAAGAATCAATCATTTACAGAAGATGACTTGTTCTGAGCATAAATATTTTATATGAGAAACAAAGATCAAATAATATTAGAAAGTTTATATTTTAAAAAAGTTTTAAACCCTGTTAAAATTTTAAATGAAACACTTCAACACGAATCGGAATTTGATGGTACGGAAAATACAAATTCTCCAGAAATTGATGTTTCAGTATTTTTTCCAGAGAATAAATCCGGAAAAAAATTTAGCATAGCGGGAAATTTAATAACATATTATTATATCCGCAAAGGATATCCCGACACAATGACAGATCCGGGTAGTGATGATGAAATAGAATTTGATTATGATGAATGGAGTAATATAAGGCTTATATTACAACATCCTACAGAAGAGAGTCAAAATGTGGTAATAACACCGGAACAAATAGGTGATGAAAAATATAATGCAATTATTAAAGCATTAAAAACAAAAGCAGAAGAAATTAATTGGAAAGAAATAAAAGACGCTGGTGTTTCTGGAGCAGAAAATAAATATAGAGATAATTATTCTGGACCAGATTCATATGGGGATGATGAGCCATATTATGGACAATTTGAATCTCCTTATGATCGTTAACTAACGTTTTAAAATTAAATTTTCATTGACAAGTTGTATATTTCATATACAACACTATATATAATATGAAATTCGATTTTTTAGTCGAACAAATTTTAAATTCAGATTATGATTATGTAATCATAAGTGGATTACATGGTGATGAACCAGCGGGAGATTTAGCTGCACAATTTTTTAAAAATAAACCAAACATTAAAGTATTTTCAAACATCAACAAAACAAACAAAAGAAGAATTGGTAGCGAAGATCCAAATAGACATTTTGATACCGATGATAAAAATGATTTACAAGATAGATTGCTTGCGGAAATAGAAAAAATAAATCCTAAACTTGTTATATCTTTACATGAAGATGACGAAGCAGATGGTGTTTATGCTTACTGTTCATCGGACATAGAAGATAAAGTGAAAAACTCCTTAGCTAAAAGTAAAATAAAATTGACAACTAAAGCTCATAATGATATAACTGATGATGGTGTGATTACAAATGGACAACAACCGTATAAAGGATCTCTTGAAATAGCATTGAAAAAAAGAAACATTCCATACTGCACTTTAGAAACTCCCTCTTCCACGGAAGATATACAAACAAGAGTTGATACATTAATTGCAATCATAAACAGTTTGATATGATAACATTTAAATCGGATATGACAGCTGATGAATTGGCTTCCTCTTGGAGAAATACCCAACAAGAAACTATAGAAGAATTATTAGCTAAAATTAAACAGTTAGAAAAACAAATTGAAATTAAAGATAAAATTATTGAAAAACTAAATCATGAACAAAGAAATATATTGGCTTAATAAAGATTCTCGTAAATTTCTCGAAAGAGGTTATTTATTAGAGGGAGAAACACCAGAACAAAGAATTCAAGATATGGCGGAAACCGCAGGAAAATATCTTAATATGAAAGAATTTGTCGATAAATTTGTTGATTATATGCATAAAGGGTTTTATTCTATAAGTTCTCCTATCTGGGCAAATTTTGGAAGAGCAAGAGGTCTTCCTATTTCATGCTTTGGGTCTTATGTGGGCGATACTATGGAAGCAATCATGGAAAAGGTTTCGGAAGTCGCTTTAATGACAAAGCATGGTGGGGGGACATCAGCATTTTTTGGAGATTTGAGAGCTAGAGGAACACCAATTTCATCTGGAGGCGAATCAACAGGTGCAGTCCACTTTATGGAACTTTATGATAAACTTATGGAAGTTGTTTCACAGGGAAATGTTCGTAGAGGCTCTTTCGCCGCATATCTCCCAATCGACCATCCAGACATCGAAGAATTTTTGCAGATTAGAGGAGAGGGTCATGCGATTCAAAATCTTTCGATTGGTGTTTGTGTTTCCGATGAATGGATGAAAAAAATGATCGATGGTGATAAAGAAGCAAGAAAAATTTGGGGGCTTGTTATCAAAAAGAGATTTGAATCGGGATATCCGTATATTTTCTTTAGTGACAATGCTAATAATGAGGCACCAGAAATTTATAAAGAAAAAAATTATAAAATTAATAATTCAAATTTGTGCAGCGAAATTATGCTTTCAAATAATGAAGATGAATCATTTGTTTGTGATCTTTCATCTATGAATCTAGAAAAGTGGGAAGAATGGAAAGATACTGATGCGGTAGAAATATTAATTTATTTTCTTGATGCCGTAATGACAGAATTTATTAATAAAACAGAAGGCATAAAATTCATGGAAGCTCCTAGAAAGTTTGCAACAAATCAAAGAGCCTTGGGTGTTGGTGTTTTAGGTTGGCATTCTTTACTTCAATCCAAAATGATTGCTTTTGAATCGATGGATGCGAAATTACTCAACAGTCAAATTTGGTTTTTTATTAGAAACAAAGCGGATATAGCAACTGCTAAATTAGCAAGTATTTTTGGATCTGCGCCAATTTATTATAAAGATAATAAACTAGAATATCTTAGACGTAACGTTACCACATTAGCAGTTGCCCCTACAACATCATCAAGCTTTATTCTCGGTCAAGTTTCTCCAAGTATAGAACCGCTGAATAGTAACTATTTTGTAAAAGATTTGGCGAAAGGTAAGTTCACATATAAAAATCCTTTTCTTAAAAAACTTTTAAGAGAAAAAGGAAAAGATGATGATGATACATGGAAGTCTATCTTAGTTAAAGGTGGAAGCGTACAACACTTGGAATTTTTGACACAAGAAGAAAAGGATGTGTTTAAAACATTTGGTGAAATTTCTCAAAAAGAAATTGTCATTCAGGCGGCACAAAGACAAAAATATATCGATCAAGGACAAAGTTTGAACCTAATGATTCCGCCTAATACAAAACCTAAAGAAGTAAACGAACTTATGATTTTTGCTTGGGAGCAAGGTATTAAATCTTTATATTATCAAAGAAGCGCAAATCCCGCACAAGAATTGGCTAGGTCAATCTTAACATGTAAATCTTGCGAAGCATAAACATAATAATGTATAAAAAAATTTCTCTTTTATTTTTATCAATTGCTTTGATGGGGTGTCAAACTACTCCAGAAAATCCAGAACAATGGATGACCAGACAAAAAAACGCTTGTTTACCAACCGCCATTGCATTTAAAAGCGGATTAGAAAAATATGGTGTGTGGGCTGAGGTCGTTAGATACAGTTATAAAAACGATAAAAATAAATGGTCTGGACATGCAGTAGTAGCATATCTCTATCCTAAAGGTAAAAATCAACTGTGGACATATGATTATTTAGGTTCTTGGAAAACGAGAGCTTTTATTGATAATCCATTACAGATAGCAAGAGAAGCTGAAAAAATTAGAGGCAGAAACAATTTTGTAGAATTTGCAGAATTTTTAAATTAAAATGAAAAAAACACTAATAACACTAATAATATTAAATAGTTTTGCGATTAATTTTTTATATTCTGACGAATATGATAGTTTAAAATTTTACGGAGAAACAAATTACACCAAATCATCAAGCGAGAATTTAAATACTATTTTAAAAATGAAATATAAGATGAAAATTTTTGAACCTAAACATAAGAAGTATATAGTTTATCTTAAAGGTTCGGTGGATCACGATTATGATGTATTTGGTAAAGATATTAAATTAAATGGGTTTACAACATTTTGTATCGATTTCTAAATGATTTGATAACTTTTAAATATAAATATAATATATATGTATTCAAATCAAAAAGATCAAATTAAATTAGAAGATGTTTATAATAATCTTCATACAGAAGAAACAGTACCAGACACGGGATTAGGAACCGCTGTAGTTTTTGGTGGTTTTATATTTTTAGCATATGCTACTGAGTTTGTTTTGAATAGATATAGAAATTTCGTAAAAAATAAAAATATAAAAGAATTAGTTAAAGTAATAATCAATAATTTAAAAAATAATAGTGAATTACAGGAAAAAGTAAAAAATTTAAAATCAGAAGCAGACGCTTCTAAAAATGAAGAATATACAAAAGAAATAAAATCTTTATTATATCAATATATTAAAAATGATAGCAATTTTAGTCAGAATGTAGAAAATCGATATGAAGATGATATTATAAAGAAAATATTAAATTTATTACCAAGCAATTTTAGCGGCAAAAGCGAATCAGAAATTTCAAGAGAAGTAAATGACAAAATTCATATGTCACAATCTCAATTACAAGATCAAAAAAGAAAATCCATGGGATTACCTCCAGTAATACCCGCTAGATATACAAGAGGTCTTTAATTATGGCTGGAAAAGGCGACAAACCAAGACCAATAGTAAAAAAAGAATACGATAAAAATTTTGACTCCATAAAATGGAATGGAGTTAAAAATACAAATTCTATAAAATCAAAAAATAAAATTATTTTTATTTATAAATGAACGACTCTATAGCAGAGTGTCTTATTAAAGACGGAAACTATTTTTATATGGATTTAGAAAAATGGGCGTTCGTATCGGATATAAAAATAGAAATAAATGATGATTTTAACTTTTTTTACAACAAAAAAAAATATTTCGTTAAAGTTATAGATATATTAAATGGGGAAGCAACTTTAAAGATCAAATAAAATGTAAATATTAATTAGATGTATACTCTAATTAATGAAGTCTCCGCAAAACCAGAAAATTGTAACATAGGATATAATAACTCTTGGATACATGTTAACAATGATGCCGATAGAGAATTATTTGCACAAGCTTCTTATATTACAAATTTTGATGATATGGCGGTTAGTCTTACGGCCAATAGCGTTAGTATAGGGGAAGTAGAAATAAAAGATTGGAATTCGAATTTAAAAGCGGATGTTATAACAGATGGAGGATATAATGCTTTAAGAGTTTTATCACAAGATTTGGATTCTACAATAGACGATGTAACGTTAGGGGATAAAAATGGAAATTATGTATCTGTTTATCAACCAACATCATCATTAAATGTCAATGTTACAAATACAATAAAAAACGAAGAAATTGTAGACCTGACACAATTAGATTCTTTTGGAAGATTAAGAACATCTTCTCCTTTGACGTTGTTTGATTCAAGTCATAGATATAGGGATAATAATTTATGGGCTTCATTAACGGCGGTAGGGGGGACATACTCATTCAATCAAAATCAAGGTTTGGTTGAAATGACCGTTAATTCTTTATCGGGTTCTTCTGTTATAAGAGAAACAACAAAGGTGTTTTCCTATCAACCCGGTAAATCATTACTAGTATTGAACACATTTGTATTTGCTTCCTCTGCCAACAATTTAAGACAAAGAGTGGGTTACTTTGGTCGAGATAATGGAATATATCTACAATTAGATGATGGCAATTTAAGTTTTGTGAAAAGAACACTCGTCAATGGTTCTCCATCATCGGAAACGACTGTTTTAAGATCGTCTTGGAATGGAGATAAATTAGACGGGACCGGCCCCTCTGGATTAACCTTGGATATTACAAAAGCCCAAATTCTTTGGATGGATATCGAATGGCTTGGTGTAGGTACAGTTCGAATTGGTTTTGTTATAAACGGGAAGTTTATTATTTGTCATTCATTCCACCATGCTAATATTTTAGATTCAACTTATATAACAACTGCTTCTTTACCATTAAGATATGAAATAACAAATAAAGCAGCAACAAGTGGTTCTAAAACCTTAAAACAAGTATGTTCTACTGTAATTTCAGAAGGTGGTTATGAATTAAGAGGATTACAACAATCAATTTCTACGCCCATCACTTCACCAAAATCTCTTGCAACAGCAGGAACATATTATCCAGTTATTTCAATTAGATTGAAATCTTCACCAAATAGATTGGATGCCATTGCAATTTTAACGGCATTATCCATAATGGGTACAGGTACAGGAATATATTCTTGGAGGGTAATAGCAAGTGGAACAACAAGCGGGGGTGGTGCATGGGTTGATGCTGGAGTTGATTCGGGTGTGGAGTATAAATTAGACGGCACTTCCATAACAGGTGGAAGAATTTTAGCAGAAGGGTTTTTAACTTCTAATGCTCAAGGTTCAACTACGATAGATATTTTAAAAGAAGCATTGTTTAAATTTCAACTTGAAAGAAATGGTTTAACTGGAACACCATATGAAATTATTTTAGCAGTGTCGGCAAGTACCAATACGGAATTGGTTTATGCATCTTTAGATTGGGAGGAAATAAGTAGATAATATGTTTGCTCTTATTGTAGGTTTTTCAGCTTTATTAGTTGCCGGGTGCGCCGCGTATTTTTCAGTCCAAGGTTTAGCGTCATTATATTCGGGGGCATTTATAGCTATATGTATAATGGCTGGTTCGTTGGAATTTGGAAAATTAATAGCAGCTAGTTATTTGCATCGATTTTGGAATAAAACAAATTTTCTGTTAAAAACATATTTGATATTTTCTATAATTTTATTAATGGGTATAACTTCTCTGGGTATTTTTGGTTTTTTAACTTCAGCTTTTCAAAAAAGTCATGTAAAAGTGGAAATTATAGAGACACAAAGAATATCATTAGAAAATAATAAAAATACTATTTTATCAGAAATGAATGTTTTAAAAGATAGAATTAAAACATTAAATGAAATACGACTCATACAAGAACAAAGGGTTCAAGATGCTGGAAATTATAGAGTTCCTAGAGAGCAAGCTTATGAAGCAATAGCAAAAGCAAATCAAGAAATAATAGATTCCCAAACAAAAATAAATTTATTATCAGACAAAATAAAACCTGTTGATTTAGAGCTTTTAAATTTAAAAGCCGAAGAAACCAAATCTACTGATATAGGTACTTTAAAATTCGTATCTAAACTTTTTAATGTTGAAACTGATATTGTAGTTAAGTGGCTTACTATTATAATTGTTTTGGTTTTTGATCCGTTGGCGATATGTTTAGTGTTAGCTTATAATAATATTATAACAAATAAAAATAAAAAAAATATTCACGAACCGACAAAAGCTTTCATCAAAGTTGAAACTCCGGGAAACATAAAATATCAAGATAAATAAATATATGAATTATTCTTCACATCGATCATATAGGGATTCGATAATGATCGAAGTTAAAAAGACGATTCAAAAATTAGATGAAAAGCCTAAGAAAAATAATATTTTATATTCTATAAAATCAGGGTTTAAGAAATGTATGTCCTACCTAAAGTTGAAATAGTAGCTCTATTGTTTTCTACCTTTACCTGTTCTATTCCATAATCATTTCCGTCCAAGCAAACGATAGAAAAACCATTTTGCCAATTTGGAGCAGAACCATAAACTGGGGATAAATCACAAGCACATGCATTTTCCCACGCATAAATTTGAGAATCTTTTCTAGATCCTATAGATGGTATTCTTTTTGAAGTAGATCCAAATCGATGCGTATGGTTATGTATAATGGACACCATCCACTTTTCCATATGAGCAAAAGCGGAAAATCCACCATTCTTTCTTACAATATCTCCGTGTAATACTATTAAATTTGGGGTCAATTCTACATAATCTACCAAATCTACTATATTTTGATACTGACCCAAAAATACATTTTGATATGATAATTTATCAATTACATCGGGTAAACATGCTAATTCCCCAATTCTATCCGATAAATATCGGAACCATCTACCCGACATATCATTTCCACTATGATTCGCATTGGTTTCTATGATCTTCGCGCCATTTGAAATTTCAATAAGCTCTGAAAGAAAATTATGGTATTCCAATCTTTCATCTAAAAGAGAATAATTTTGTCTTATATCTTTAGGATATCTTGATATAGAAAACATATCCAAGCTGTCACCATTTATAATAATAGTTTTTGGCTTTAATTCTCTTATGGTTTCAAAGAAAATGTTTATAGTTGGTTGGTGTTGTGTTGGGAAATGAATATCACCAATTATAACACAGTAATCATTTAAATCTTGAACTTTAGCTTCTTTTCTTTTGGAAACATAATTTAATGGTTTTAAATTTTCCAAAAACTCAAAAACATCTTCTTTGGAAGATTTGTTTGGTAGATTTCTAGAAAGGTTTTGATTAACATATCCGATTGGATTGTTTTTTGCTCTAGAAATGTCATAATACCAATATCGCGCTGTGGTTTCACCGATATCTAAAATATCGGCTATTGCCTTGAATGATAACCCTTTATTTCTTAATGTTTTTACTGCTTCTGGTGTTTTGTTGTTCATAAAAAAAATATATTAAAATGTAAACTAGATAGATTGTAAATAGTTATATAATATGTCTAATAATAATAAGCCCACTGGTAATAGTCAAGAAGAATTTCATGAAATAGTACCAAAAATAGTAAAAATACATCCTTCTATTCTTTCCACTATTACAAAAGCCGCCTTGGGGTTTATCGCATTTTTAGGCATTGGTTATTATACTCTATGGATGTCCGCGAATTATGTCAAGAGAGAAACATTTGAAAACTACGCCCAAAAACAAGATGATTTGTTTGAAAGTAAATTTGGATTAATACAAAATAGATTGGAAAGTATATTGAACCAACAAATTATAGCAACGGAACAATTTAAAAATTTAAATTTAATTTTAGCCACACAACAAAAATCAATCGATATAACAAATGAAAGATTGACTTTCTTGGAAAGAAGTATTTTTAAACAATCAAAAACCGAAGAAAATAAAAATTGAAAAGGTTATTTTAAAACATAAATATATTATATGAATAAGAAAGACTTAACGACATTGATGGAAAATTATGAAAAAATTTTCGAAAACACTTTAGCTACCATAAATCAAGATAACCAAACCACCGGTGTCGAAAATGCTTTAGACAATATATCAGCCCCACCAGTTGTCGATCAACCCGAAACAATGCCGGTAGTTGATGTAACACCGGCATTACCAGCACCACAAACAGATGATCAATTTAAAAGAATGACAATAGCAAATTTAAAGTCATTATGTGCTCATACTCAAAGAATATTAGATAGTTTAGAGAGTGGACTGGAAATAGAAGCGTGGATGAATGATAAGATCACCGGATCAGCTAATGATATGCTTGATGTTTGGAATGCTTTAGAATTTAGAGCCTAAAGCAATTTATAAATTTCATCCGCTAAATTAAAAGATTCATTTTTTTCTTTAGCTTCTTCGGGCGCATTTTTTTTGGCTTTTGTATACTTCTTAATATCTTTTTTAGACATTTGTTTAGCTACATCTTTAGCCTTTTTTGATATTCCTTTTTTACCCTCTTTTGCTGCGGCTACTACTCTGAAAAATCTTTCTTGTTTTTTTGATACGGCTGGCATATATTAGTATTTACCTTTAAAAACCAAAGAATGCAATATGAATTTAAAAAAAGTTTAGAAATTGCACAAGCCGAATTCGATCCCGACTTCGATCTTCGGGTTCAAGTTTTTTCTTTCGGGTGGTATAAAAATAGATTGGTGTGTATAGGTAAAAATAAAAATAAAACCCATCCATTAAATAAAATCAAAAATCCATTATCTTTTGATGATGGAAAAATTCATGAATGCAAAACTACATGTGCCGAATTAGATTTGTTTTTGAGATTAAAAAATAAAACAAATATACCATATAACAAATTAACAGTAGTAAACGTAAGAATTGATAGAAATTTAAAAATAAGAAATTCAAAATTTTGCAAAAGCTGCAAGTCACTTATGCAGTACATGAAGCCTAAAAAAATGTATTTTACTACGGACAATGGTACATTTGAACAATATGAAAACTAGAATATCTTGGGAAGAATATGCACTAAGGATTGCGGAAGTGGCGGCGCAAAGATCAGAAGATATACACATACAAGTTGGAGCTTGTATCTTAGATAAAAATCATCGAATAGTGGGGGTTGGATATAATGGATTAGCACCTCAAAAAAATGTAAACCCTAAATTTTGGGAAGACCGCGATTATAGAAGAAAATTTATATTACACGCGGAAGCCAATGCGCTTAATAATGTAAAATACGGAGAAGGCGAGCTTTTAGCCTGTACGCTATTACCATGCTCATCTTGCGCGACTTTGATAGCAGCCAAAGGAATTAAAAAAGTAGTTTATAGAGAATTGTATAATAGAGATCAAAATGCGTTGGAGATATTTGATTTCTATAAAATAATTTGTGAAAAAATATAGCCTCTGGTGCTCAATCCAAGACTATAAAACTTAATCAACCTTTATGTCTACGTTGTAAACCTCCGGTTGTTTTACAGGGACGGTAACTCGCAAAAGTCCGTCCGTGTATGTTGATGTGATCTTTTTAGGATCGGTTGTTTCGTTTAAAACAAATGAAAGATTTCCTTTACGCCGACTTATTCCTTTACGGACATAGTTGGTGTTTTTATCTTCATTTATTTCATCTTTTAAAATATTGATGTGTAAATGTCCATCACGAACCTTTACATCAATATTATTCTTTCCTACGCCAGCCAATGCAACTTCGACCTCGAATCTTTCAGGTTCTCCATCCTTATTCTTAATCGTTTTTACATTGTATGGGTATACTGCATCTGGAACATCGAACGCTTTGTCCAATTCTCCAAATACATTTTTAAACCAGCTGTCGTTGAACAGAGCCGGTAGCTGGTTGAATAACCGGTCTGTGGAGGAATAATGTCCTACCGTGTATGTTGTTGGATTGTATTTTGTTATTTCTGTATTCATATTTTTCTCCTTTTTAAGCGAGTTAATATGTTTATCTAGTCTCGGTTGAGCACCAGAGCTAAAATTTATTTATCATTAAATGTACCATATTTCTTGAAAAATTTCAATATTTTTTATAAGTATTTCCGTGATAACTTTTGAAAATTTTATTTCAATAAAAAAACCTATAATTTTAATTATGAATGATTCGGATCAATATCATTCACAACTAATAATGAAATTTTTTAAAGGGAAAAATGGTATTAAAATATACGATAAAAATTTTGATCCTGATAAAATTTTAAAAACCGATTCGAAAATTGTTATAGATATAAATGAAAATTCAAAAACTAAAGGAGTTTATATAAATGTTTCGAAAAACATACACGAAAAAATAAAAAATATTTTATCAAAAACAGCAAGTCTGCCGTTTATAGGAAAAAGACAAGCCAATAAAAATAAAAAACTTGAACTTGATTTATTGAAAAAGGGATCAAATTACTGTTATATAGAATTCCCAAATGACAATTTTGAAAATAAGGTTATAATAACAGGAATTTTAAAAATTTTAAAAAAAATAATAGAATCATTCAAATAAAATTTGACAAATAATCGGTTATTGCTATGATGAGTTTGTATGGAAAATATAGAACTCAAACTTCAACAGATGACATTGCCTATAGCAAACAGAAATATTAACAGAACCGATAAAAGTAAAGACTATATAATTGCTCAATATGATTTAAATGGGTATATTATAAAAGTCTATAGCAATATGAAAGATATAAAAAGGGATGGCTTTGAACCAAAACAAGTTAAACTATGCATAAACGGTCAACAAAAGACACATAGAAATTTTATTTTTAAGAAAATAAATATTGGGAAAACACCGCAACTTAAAATTAGCGTTTTAAACCATAGACCTACAGTTTTAAATAAACAAAACACAAATAATATCATTTCAAATGTTTTAAACAATATGGAAAATAAAAATACAGGAATTAAAATACCAACCGGTTTGAAGAGATGTGGAATTGGTTCGTTTTTAAAAAACGGAACTTTGGTTGATATTTTTTTAAATTTTGAAGATATTATTAAAAACCCAAATTATACAGTAGGTATTTATGATCATCTTTTCAATAGAGTATCACCCAAAACAAAAAGAAAAGGATATAAAAACAAATATTATTTTAGAAAATTGAATCCCGGAGAAACATATTACATTGGTGATAAATATAATCTAAAGTCTTTTACTGAAGTATATCAAACAAAATACATGACTAACAGAAAGAAGAAACAGCATACTACTGTAGAAGAGTCTATATACAAACCATCGTTCCCGAAGAGAAGTTTTTCGGATTCAAAAAATATTACCGTCGGAACGCCGACAAGAATTGGTTTTTGGCAAAGAATTAAATTTCTTTTTACTGGAAAATTTAATTCTTAATGAAACATTAAGAATATAAATCTAACATCACTTCGTTGGGCTGGTTTTTCATTATCACCGAACGGTAATACTATTAAATCGTATTCTCTTTTATCAGAGACTTCGTTTGGAAGTTCATCCGTATATATTAATTTGTTGATATCTAAAAGATTTTTAAGCCCTTGATTTTCTTTATCGGTTTTTGGTGGATTATTAAAATATTCTACAATTCTATTTTTTAATTCCATTCGAGCTTGATCATTTATAAAAATAGGTTTACCGTCATCACCGGCTTCCATGTGAGCGGATAACTTTCCATTTTTATCTTTAGCTCTTACAAATAAATCTATAAATTTTATATGACCTTCTTTTTTTCCGCTTTTTTTGTCGATTTTTAATGGTCTTACTGTGATAGCAACTTTTTCGTCTGATAAATCACCAACAATATCTCTTTGTTCTTTTTTAGCACCAAGAGAAAATGTCATTTCCATACCGTGTTCACGACCAAGATCTAAATATTTTCCCATCTTGGTATAGGCATAAGATTTAATTGGATAATTATTAGCTTGTAATTTTTTAGTAATTCTAACTACCATTTCAAAATAAGAATCACTAAAAAAATCACCGGAATCATTCCACCGAAGCTCTAGTTTTTTTCCGGTTTGTTTTGCCTCAAAGGCGAAACGTTCAGCTTCCATATACGCCATTTTTTCATAATCATCAGGATGATTGATAAGAAATTGCAATCTATTCATTAAACTTTGATTTCTAGCGTCCATATAAATATATCTACCCTTTAAAGCGTAACAACCCACTGTACACGAACCCGCTCCTTTGCACGTATTTATAACGTAAAAATTGTTTTCTTGTTCATCATAAATAATACCACGAAGAGCCGGTATACCAGTCATTTTTGTTATTACATTATCATCACTTGAATTCAAACCTTTTGTCGTATCGCTGAATATTGTATTCGGACGCTTCATTAACAATTTTTTAAATTCTTCGACATCAATATCACCACCGGAAACTAGTTGAGTTTTTCCTATATTTCCTTTTGATATTAATGGAAATTCTGCTGGGTTTATTTTTTCAGAATCTTTTTTTTCTTTTGCTGATAATGCATATCTTTCCAATTGTTTATTAAGAGCGTCTGCTACGGATTCTGGTGAAAAACAAGTTTTTTGTACATCACTATATTTTCCACTCCAATCAGCTTCTGAAACCAACCCCAATTCCGATACAAATTTATTAAAATTAATATCATCATATATTTTTTCTAATAATATTTGATCCGAATTTTTCATAATTAAACTTTATCTCCTTTTTTCCAAGAAATTCTTTTTGAACCTTTTTTATGTTTTTTTCTGGAATTACACATCGATTTGGTTGGTCGGCAAGCAGGATAACTTTTTCTTTTTTCTCCTTTTTGTCTACCACAAGGTTTACCGGTTTTACAATCAATCCAACCCTTACCGTTATTTCTAGAAAACCAACCACGCAAACCTTGTTTTTTTTCTTTATCAAAACCTTCTAGAATATTAGTTATTGCTTCGTCGAATTTCATTTTTTCTTTTTCCAGATTTTACCTTGTCTACATTTAACAACCGCTCCTGATTTGTATGCACTTGTTTTTTTACCATAAACGGAATCTGCTTTTTTAAGGCAACGGTCCCGCTTTGCTTTTTTTTCTTCTAAGTATTGTTTGAATGATATATCAATTTTCATTGTTTGTTTGGTTTATTTTATTTAAAAATCTTTTTTTTCTTCTTCTTAAAAGACTATCTTGTTTTAGTTCTTCTTTTCTTCTTTGCATATAATAAAGTTCTTCGGGTGTTAATAACGCTCCTTCGGGACGCACTTCACTCGGTTCCATATCAATAACGCCATCTGCTGTCAACCCATCAGGATTAAACGCAACTTTAGACGCCGCTTTAATTGGTATCGCGGTGCCGTTTTCAAATCTTACGAAATACCTATATTTTCTAGGATCGTATGTTATATATGTAGAAAGCTTTTTTGGTTCTTCATTTAAAATATTTCCTACCACAGTAGAATGTACATTTTTTTTACCGCCATCGGTTTGAACTTGCTTCCATTTATCTTCTATAATAGAAAACTTTACATCACCCAATACTAACTGATTATTATAACCTATAACTTTATAAGATTTTTTATTTGTGTCTGGTCTAGGTACATATCCTTGGATCGAATAAACAAGTTTTCTTTCTTTGGGGAGAGATGCCCTTAAATTTACATAAACCTTTGCTTTTCCTTTATAATCTTCATACCCCCCAAACGGAACTTTTATGGCTTCAGACAAAGTAGAATATTTTGAAGCTTTATCTATAATATCATTGTACTTTTTAATCGCCATATCATAAGATGGGTACATTGTATGGGCGATTATATTATTGGAATCCAAATCTATTTGTAAAAAGGTGCCTTTATATTTTTGTGATTCATCAACGGTTTTCAACAATACAAATGCGATCCCGTTTTCATCTTTTAAATTTTTAACGATTAATGATTTTCCGGCATGGACATTTAAAAAATCACCTACTTTATAAGCATCATGTGTTTCCGTCAAAAAATATTTTTCAAAAGTTAACATATAGTATTTGAATATTTATAGAATAAATATATAAAAACATGAATAAATTTGATTTAACATATAAAAATATTTTAGAAAACATTGATCAAAATCAAGCGGAATATATACCGGAACAACCCGATAACGAAAAATTATATAATGATTTAAAAAATTTTTTGTCCAAAGGTGCTAAATTTGCATCTTTTATATATCAAACCCAAGGTACGGCGGATGTTAAAAAAGGCGAACGCCCAAATGGACCGACGAAAAGATTTGTTGTAAATCTCGGTATAAACTACGGCAACTTAAAAGAACATAATCTTAATGTTATTCAAAATTATCAACCACAAGATGAATACGAAGAAAAAGCAAAAGCAGAGTTGATCGCTTCGTTATCGAAACCATTTGATCCGGTTGCAAACAGGGAAAAACAAGACGTATACGCCAGAGATCTTGGAAAAGGAATTAGATATAATGTAGTTGGTGATTATTTTAATATTTTAGGACAGGTTCAAGGTAAGCCGGAACTTTTAGCTGCTGGTGAGGAAAAACCCAAGAAAGATATAAATGAAATTCCTTTAAACAAGGACGGTTCTCCAAGAGGAGGAGACAAAGCTTATATCGCAAGAGCAAAAAGAATCATCCAAAACAAATTAAGAAATGAATTAAGAGGTGGGTTAACATCTTATGATTTGGACCCATATAAAATCGGCGGAATAAGATTAAACGGGGAAATCATAGAATTCCACGGTAAAGAAGGACAAAATATTCCTCTTAATGCTGTCAAGAGTTAAATAGTAACAGTCGGTGCTTTTGCTTTTAAAAATTTAAGACCGTTAAATAAAATTTTATAGTCAGAGTCTTTATATTTGTTTAAGAACTCGTCTATCTTATTATTTAATTCGTCATCAGTCTGGACATTAAATGCTTTCTTTAATTGGTCCCTTAAACGATCTAAACTAATCGTTTGACCAATTTCGCTGTTTTTTGGTTTTAAAGCCACATCCTCGGCTTGTTTGGATATATTTGAAATTAAATTCGCAGTCTTTAAATTATCCTGCATGGTATTTACTTGCTGTGCAACAACAGGATAATTAGGATTCTCTGGTGGGCTTGCCTTTGAAAGCATCGGGCTGGCAGCCATCGCGGCTCCCAATGCCAATTTTCCCAAACCTCTTACCAAATTTTCGTTCAATTCAACGCTCTCTTTTGCAACACTTTTAAAGTCATCAACCTCGTCTTTATTAATTTTTGGTATATCTGAAAAATAATCATCATCGTAAAATCTATCATCCGTATAAGAATATATATAATGTTTTTGTTTTTGACTATCCCAAACATAAAGATACCATCTTCCATCCTTTATAAAAGGGACTTCTTGTCCTCCTGATGCTATTCTTATTGGATGTTGAAATCCTTTATTCCAGTTTGCAGGATAACCCATTTCATTTTCAAAAATACTTTGATATGCTTGTTCTAAAAGAATTGTATCTTTATCTTTCATATTATCTATTTACTTTAACCCTCGGATATTTTGCGTTTTTATTTTTTCTTAATCCTCTCGATAATGATGGATAAGCATTACCATCATCAGGACGTCCAATAGCATTTCCATATTTTCTTTCTTGAAAATTATATAATAATCTATTGGGAGTATCTTCTATACTATAATATAAATCGTTTAAAGGATTTGCAATATTATTTAAAGAATTAAAATTTTCCGTCAAAAAATTTACGGCATCTTCTTGTTTTATATTAGGATACCTTTCCATTAAACACGCCAATACTCCACATACTTGTGGACTAGCCATACTTGTACCGTTATATTTCTGTAAATAATGCGACGAGCTTCTGGGATCCGTTGGAGGAGGAGATGAAGGATTTGTTAAAATCATGCTACTTTGTATATCGTGACCCGGAGCAAATATATCAACCCTTCTTCCAAAATTACTAAACGAAGACTTTGATTCTATCGCATCATATACATAAGAATCCAAAGACCCTACACATATTACATTAGATGCACTTGACGGCGTACTTCCTCTTTGATAAAAATAACTACCAAACGAACTTCCAGACCATTCTGCGTAACTATTATAATAAGATCCATTTAGGGTATCCATTCTTGAACAATTATTACCCGCCGCGCCCACCATTATAATCCCATCATTTATTGCATCTTGTATATCGGCATCAA